TGTAGTTGACCCTCTTCATCGAATGAACCTGTTTTTGCGCCTAAAAGATCGCCAATTGCATTTTTTGCTTGGTGTATGTTGAGAAGGTAGGAGTATTCTAAAACTGCTTCTTGATAAGAAGAAAACACCTGCTCTTTTGTTAATTCAATATCAAGAACATCACCACCTAACTTATTGTAGGTAAATGCAACTTGATCAGCGGCACCAGACAGAAAAAATTGATCTGAACTATAAACCAGAAATGGAAAAACAAAGTCATCTGCTTCGCTAGGTAAACTAGAGGAAGGTAGTATGACCTTGCTTGTCTGTGAAGTTGGTGTTAGTGTGGGTTGTGCCATTTAAATAGTTCTCCTCCATATAAATAGTAGGAGAAGGTCCAAATGGCTTAATCTTTGGCTGGTTTAGTTTTTTTGATATCAGCCGAAGTCTTTCTTGTTCTTCTGCGCGGTTCTTCTTTTTTTACTTCAATCTTTTTTGGCTCTGGCTTAGGCTCTGGCTTAGGCTCTGGCTTGGTTTCTTCAACTACAGGTTCCGGCTTGAGTTCAGGAGCCGACTCCTCTAACTGCGCAACTGGCTTAGCCAAGGGATGGCTAGAGTGTTTTCTACCAAACTTTTGAGGCTTTGATATGATTTTTCTTTTCTTTCCCATTATAGAAACTCCCGTTTTTATAAATAGTTGTTTTTGAATAAAAAAACCCCCAACCAAAAAGGAAGGGGGTAAAATGCAAACTTACTTAGTTATTTATTAACCAGCAGAAATTGTTGCAATACTACTCGGACTACCAGTTGTTAGCAATCTAGCATGAACCAACCACGCGGCGTCATCAATAGCAGTTAGCTCAATCTTTGCTCCCGCACCAGAGCCTGTATCATTGGCATTTCCATCCAGCTTAAGATGATCATGATCAGCCGGCGTGCCGGTCGCGGTGGCATAGGTTACTTCCTGCGTAGCCAACTTATCATCGGCATTATCCAGCACAGTAACCTGACCAAAGAAAGCATCACCAGAAGCAGCAGCAATATTATGCACGTTATTCGAACCTACCTTAATGTATATAGTGTAATGAAGACCGGCTTCACAAGCAGGAAGCGTAATATTATGTGCGCTGCCTTTTGTCCAGTATAAAACCGAACCTGATTCTTCTTTTGTAAGTGTTCTTGTTCCCGTAACTGAAATTACTTTGGTTTTGTTACCAGTTACTGTCGAGTTGTTTAATTGCAACTCTCTTTTTAAATTCTCAATTAATGCTTGCATTCTTGCAAGACCTACTCTTTTTGTACCCATTGCTATAACCCTCCCTTGGCTCCACGCCATTTGTAATCATGTCAAAAACACGGGTATAGTAAGTAGTCAAGCCTCAAAACAAAAAACCCCATGTCTCAAAAGAAACACGGGGTCAAGTTTGTTTAAACTATTTTAGTTTAAGTTAGACTTAGCTAGTTGCTCCTGCCTCACCTAAGAGACCACGACAGATGACTAGACCGTACATATCTGGACGAACCATCTTCTTCGCATAGCGAGTCATAACACCCTTACGTGGTACAAAGTCTTCCACACCGAAGATGGTAGGAGTGACCTGTAGTGGTACGTAAGGAGCGTATACATAACCGCTCTCTAGGAAGGAACCACCTTTACGTCCTACGAGAACAAGGTTACGTGGGAAGTAAGGATCAACATATACATCATAACGCTTGCTTAGTGTACCAACTTGGTGTGTACCAGCGGTACCAGTAGCAGCATCAGAAGTAACATTTGCACGGAAACCAGCAGTGAACTCAAGAATGTTAGCGACCTCTGGGGAAGTAACAAGGAAGTTCGCGCCGCCGCGAAGAGTCTTACGGTGAATCTGAGCAGACACATCATTAATGGTCTCACCAAGAGTCTCGTACCACTCTGAAACGGTACCTGTGAAGTCTGGGGCAGCGGAGCTAGCACCAATCTCTTCACCAGTCTCTTTCTTAACGAAGAGACCTGGGCTACGTGACCAGTAGTATACTGCGCCTGTTGCGCCCTTTACGAGGTCTTCAACGATCTCACGGTCGATCTCAAGAGCAATTTGCTCAGAGAGAATCGAAGTAAGCTCAACCTCTGCATCAAGGTTGTGGTATGCGTTTAGGTCTTGACCTAATTCTGGAGTCCACTTAGCCTTGAGCTTTTTGGTTTGTGCTGTTACAGATACAGAATCAACCAACAAGTTAATCTCTGGAATCTGTGTCTCGTTCTCAAGACCCCAATCGGTTGCACCGACTACCGAGCCAATACCGTTACCGGCACCAGCATTTGGTGTACCACCAAAGTTATCCATAATTGGGAAAGCCAAGTCATAGCCTTCGTTTGCAAACTCAGCAGCAAGTTGCTTTGCGGAGCGAGTGCCGGCTGGGGCTGCAATTGTTACAAGAACAGAATCGCTTGTGCGATCTGGGGCTGCACCAACTGAAGAACTAAAGCGGGTCAATCTACGAACATTAACTGCATCACCAGTCAAGCCAGTAACTGTAATAGCAACTAGATCATCACGATTGAATTCACTACCATTCGAACTGGTTAGCTGGCTGGTAGGTAGCTTTGCGATTGCAAAAGTAGTCGAGCCAGAAACAAATGATGGATCGTACTGTAGAATTGAATTAACATGTGCGATCTCAGCAGCGTCAAGCGCGCCGTTATTGATACCCTCACTGTCACCAGTCGCATCTGCGGCGCCTACGCCCGAACCGAAAGTACCTGAATAGTGTACTGTTAGTGCCGGAAGTGTAGAAGCACCAGCGTAAGAAGCTGAAGAGTAACCATTAGTCAAGTTGTAGAACTGACCAGCGTTTGTGCCGGCTGCGCCAGCTAAATCAACACCACCTGTTAGCTCTTGACCAGCTTTTCCACCACCATAAATCGACTCACCATTTCCGAAGTCCAAACGATCTTCGACATCAGTACCACCGAAAGTGAAGTCTAGGAAAAAGATAAGACCAGATGGAAGCGACATTGGCTGAACGCTAACAAGGTCATTTGCAATAAGACCACCGAATACACGACGGACAATTGGGAAAGCAACAGCAGCGAAACCTTCTACGTCGCCACCGCTCATGGTTGAAGCTGCCTCTTTTAGAAGCTGCTTTGCTTGGTTCTCAAGAAGACGAGCCATGTTGTTCTTGTCAACGTCGTTTCCGAGACCCTCTAGAAGACCGGTCTGCTCCCACTTATTTAGGAGCGCCGCACCTTCCTTACGCATGTCGCGTGATACGACACCCTCTGTAAGTTTTTGTAAAATAGACATTTATTAATCTCCTTTGTTTATTCTATTTCAATCCTGCCAAACGCTTCATCCTATCGGAGAATACGTCTGTATTGGGTTTTACCTCTTTTCGAGGAATAAACGCTGAAGAGCTACGTGTTACAACTTCGTTCAGTGATTCTTGCTTTCTGGTCTTTTTAGACTTTAAGCCCACTGCACTCTGAAGAGTTTCAAAAATTATTTTTGCTTCTTCAACTGTAGTTGCATTCGAGATAGCTTCGACAATTTTATCTTTTTGTCGCTCATTCAAGGAGATGCTATTTAAAATGCGATTTTGATATAACAACTTAGCATTAGTTAAGTTGCTCTCATCCAACTTTTCTTTAAGTTGGTTAATGACTGTGCCATACTTTTCTACTTTGTTTTCTAACAACTGGACTTTGTTGTTCATTTTCTTTTGCTCTCTTAGGAGAGTTTTGTTTTCTTTTTGGAGGAGCCTGGATTCTTTTTGCATGTGCTTTCGAAGTTGAGGAGGCACCTTGGAATAATCTTTATCTTTTTTGTCCTCGCCGCCTTCTTTTTTCTTTTTGTCTTTTTGGGCTTTTGAAATAGGCTCTTTTGTATCACCATCACCATCGACATCAGGAAAGTCTGGCTTTTTCTCCTCTTCAAGATCCTCGACCTCTTCTAGAGTTTCTTCTTCTTTTAGGTCTGGACCAAGCTCGTCTTCTTCTTCGGAAAGAAGTTCAGCGATAACATCGGCTAAGTCAACTTCGTCAAGTTCAATTTCCTCGTCCAACTCAATTTCTTCTTTCATTTGACCTGTTATTGCTGCGGCGAGTTTTTCATCGTCGATTTCAATTGTTGCTTCTTCGAGTTCATCTTCTTCTAGAAGATCGTCAATATCCTCATCAAGTTCGATTTCTTCGTCGAGGTCGCTCTCTTCAGATAGTGCTTCGATTTCCTCTGCAACTTGCTCGTGCTCAAGCATATCATCAGGGTCCATTGTACCCTCTTCCATTTCTTGTGCCATGAGTTCTTCTAACTTATCAAGATTGATTTCTACAATGTCATCCTCTTCTGCTAGCTGCGCCGATGGTAAATCTTCCACAATGGATACTTCGCCTTCTCCGTCAACAACTAATGCTGCTTCTTCTTCCTCTATAGGATCTTCTTGCTCTAGAATTGCATTAACAGCCTCTTTGATCTCGGACTGGTATTTTTCAATAACAGCTTCCTCGGCAGTTCTTTGCGCAGTTTCTTTTAGTTGTTCGGCATCAATAATGGCTTGTTCTAACATTGAGGACATACAAATCTCCTTTTGTAACTAACATTAATTAGTTATTAAAATACTAAAATACTATTTTTGTCTTTGTTCTTCGCGTAGTTGGCGCTCTCGGTTAAGTTTTTGCATAAGTCTTTTTTTTCGTAGTTTCTCTCTACGTCTTTTAACCGAAGGTTTTTCATAGCGTTTTTTTGATAAAACTTTTTCAATGACTCGTTCGTTTTTAACTTTTTTAGTAAAACGTCTAATTAATTTTTCTACTGGTTCATCTCTATGTCTTGG